CCGCCAGATGAATTTCATCCGGCGGCAGCAGGGCGCAGAGTTGACGACGATGCCCTCGCGCATCACTGCCGGCGGCACGTCTGGCTTCGGCGCACTGCATCTGGCGTTCCTGCGCGGCGCAAAGAAGATCGTGCTGTTCGGGTTCGACTACTCCTCTGGCAACGGCCAGTGGCACCACAATGAGGGTCACTACACGTTTCAGCAGCAGCAGGATGCTGCTCAGTGGCAGCGGTGGGCAAAGAATTTCGACCGGGCTGCCGTCATCCTCAAGGGCCACAACGTCGAGGTCATCAACGCCTCGCCGGAATCCGCAATCCAAGCCTTCCCCAAATGCTCAATTGAAGAGGCAGTATCTGCATGACGATCAGACTGGCCGTAGCCTGTGACCCGAACCACTGCGATCTGGAGAGCCAGAGCGTTCTGGAGTGGAGTGTTCGCAAGAACACGTCGAGCCCGGTGGAGATAACTTGGGTGAAGCTCAGCCGGGATCCTGACGACTATGGCTACGGGTGGGCCACGGAGAAGTGGACGACCAGCTTTTCGGGCCTGCGCTGGGGGTTGGCCCAGATGTATGGCTTTGAGGGCCATTACATCTATTGCGACTCCGATCTCATCTTTCTCGGTGATCTGACCGAACTCTGGGAGCAGCCGTTTGAGCCCCGCAAGGTGGTCATGGGCAAGGGCGGTGGCTCTTGGCGGTATTGTGTCTCCAAGTGGGACGCCGCCGCGGCCTTGGATCACATCCCGCCACTTCCATGGCTCCGCGCCGAGGCGGGCTCGCATCAGCGCATGTCGGGCTATTTCAAGGAGCGGCCGGAACTCACGCAGGCGTTCGACGGCGACTGGAACTCTCTGGATGGTGAGGGCCACGGCAACCTCTTGGACGGCTCCCTGAAGGGCCTTCACTACACGTCGATCAACACCCAGCCGCAACTGCGCTACGCCATCCCACGGCTTCAGGCACAGGGGCGCAAGCACTGGTTCGACGGGCAGATCAAACCGCATCCGCGGCCGGACGTGGAAGCGCTCTTCGACACGCTCTTGGCCGAGGCGATCGAAAATGGCTACGGGCCGCAGCGCTACGCCCAAGGCGAGCCCTATGGTGATTTCAAGAAGCAGTCGCTTGTCGGCTACCGCGGCAGGCCGGCCACATGATCGTCGCCTGTGTGAGGTCTGGGACGAAGTACGGGACCGAGTACGTCTATCGCCTGCGGGCGATGGTCGAGCGGCACCTCAAGATCCCGCATTGGTTCGTGTGTCTGACCGATTCCCCCGAGGACATGCCGGACGTGATGACCGTGGACATCAAGCGGTTCGGCCTGCCGGGCTGGTTCGCCAAGATGGCGCTCTTCGACGCCCCTTGGCGGCAGGGCCAGCGGGTTCTGTATTTCGATCTGGACACCGTGATCTGCGACGATCTCGCGCCTCTGGCCGCACTTGAGGTGGAGTTCGGGGTCTGCGCGAATTTCACCAAGGCGAAGGGCTACAGGACTCCCTGCAAGTATGGCTCATGCGTGATGACCATCGGGCCCGGCGCTCTGCCCGATGTCTGGCCCCAGTTCATTGATGACCCGGAGCGCTGGATCGCGGCGGCAGGCGGCTACGGGGACCAGTGGATTATCGAAAAGCTGGTGCCCGGTGCGACCCTGCTTCAAGACGCGCTGCCTGACGGCTTCTTCCTTGGCTACCGGGATCTCACCAGCCTCAAGCCGCCCGGCTGCTCCTTGGTGATTTTCGCGGGCAGCCACAAGCCGCACAATTGCAACGAACAGTGGATTGCTGGCGAATGGACACTCTAGGGTTTCACTCTGGCTCGGTCTGGGTCGAGTTGTACGGCGACGACCGCATCTGCGAGAAGGTGCGCGCCGGGAACCCGTTTGAGCCCGAGACCTTGCAGGCGTGGGCCGACTTCTGCCAGCCCGGCACCGTGGCGATCGACGTGGGGGCCTACTCTGGCCTGTTCTCCATCGTCGCCGCCAAGCGCGGGGCCCGCGCCATCGCCGTAGAGCCCCTGCCGGTCATGCAGAAACGGATTGCTGACAACGCCGCGCTCAACGAAGTCGAGATCGAAGTCATCGCTGGCGCTGCCTCGGACGCCACGGGTGAGGCGAACATCCGATACAACGACCGCGTCCACCTGACCTCTGGCGCATCACTTCTCTTGAAAAATGGTCTCAATCTACGGATAAGGACGTTCAGACTGGATCATTTGGAGATTCAGGGCCCGGTCTCCGTGATGAAGATCGATGTCGAACGGCACGAACTGGCCGTTCTGGAGGGGGCCAGCGAACTCATCGTTCGGGATCGTCCTCACCTGATCGTAGAATTTCTGGACGCCAAGGCCAAGGAAGCCATCATCAAGATGCTGCCGGGCTACACGGTGCGTGCCGTGACGGATGTCCGCAACATGATCATGTCACCGCGGGAATAGCGAAAATGGCAAAGCGGCCGGCTGGGTTGAACAGTGGCGATCTGCGCCACCTGATCACCATTGAGGAGCCCTATGTCTCCTCGTCTGGCCGGGCCAATGAGCCCATCGAGTCGTGGCGCAAGTGGCGTGACGCCTATGCCCACGTCACGACGGCCCCGGGCCGCGAGTTCTACCAGCAGGGACCAAATTACCCCTCCACGGTGGGCCAGACCCGCTCGGAGCAGATCCACAGGTTCCACTGCCGCCATTTCGAAGTGCAGAACGTGACGGCCACCATGCGGATCCGGTTTGAAAACAAGGTCTACGACATCACCGACATCAGGCCTGACCACAGCGGGCAGTCGCTGACGGTCATCGAAGCGAGGCTGGTGCAGTGAGGGTCAAGCTCCAAATCAAGGGCGACCGCAGGCTCCGCGCCAACCTCGCGCGCATGAAGCAGTTCAAGAAGTCGGAGATCAACCCGCTCATGGCAACGGCGCTGGAGCCCTTGCGTGAGACCACGGAGTCCAACGCGCGCGTCCTCCGCAATCCGGGCAACCCGAGAGGTGGTCACTTGGATCAGGGCGTTGTCGCCGTGCCCGTCCCGACCGTCTCGGCGGCCACCAGAACGACTTGGTGGGTGTCGTTCGCCCGGCGCGCACGCAAGATCGCCCACTTGGTCGAATTCGGCACCGCCCCTCACGCCCAGCCGCGGCGTGGCATCATGCACCCGGGCGCTCGGCCGAAGCCGTTCTTCCGCCCGGCATTCGACTCTACCAAGGGCGAAATCTTCGGCAGCCTCTCGCAGGGCATCAAGAGGTTGCTTCTGAGCAAGGTGAGGTGAAATGGCCAACTCGCTCGAAATCGTCGTCTCGCTCTTGCTTGATGATGCCGGTGTCGCCGCTCTGGTGGGCAACAGAATCTTTCCGGTTCTGGCCCCACAGAACGCGGTGATGCCGAACATTGTCGTGACTCAGATCAGCGACAACGATCCGCCGCATCTTGGTGGTGCCTCTCGGCTTCCCGACTCTCGGTTGTCAATCGTCAGCCGCGGCTCGACGGCCACCGAAATGATGAACGTGGCAGATGCCGTCAAGGCGGCGCTACGCGATGTGATCCACCAGTCGGTTGGTGGGTCTCCCCCGCTGTCTGACGATGTCACGATCTGGAAGACGGCCGTGGACATCACCTCTGTCTTCGACAACCCCACGACCTACGAGCAATCGGTCGATTACATGATCCGCTGGCGCGAATAGCGCCGGCTCCCAAAACCAGCTTCCGCGGAAACGCGGTCCATCCGCCACTGCACCGTCGCTGGCAAACCAGCAGGCCGATAGCGGTCCTGCATTCACACTAGAGGAGTTTAGAAATGACTGCTTCAACCGGCAAGACCGGCGCTGGCATCACCTTCAAGGTCGGTGACGGTGCTTCCCCGGAGGTGTTCACGGCAATCGCGAACGCCACCAACATCAACATCAACGGCCGTACGGTGGACGAGGTGGACTTCACCCATCTCGCCTCGACGGGTGGCTATCGCGAATTCCGCGCTGGCTTCAAGGACGCTGGCGAAGTGCAGATGACGCTGCATTTCGACCCGTCGAACCTCACCCACCAGAATCTGGAAGACCTCCTGAACTCGGGTGACGTGTTCAACTTCCAGATCGACTTCACCCCGGCAAGCTGGGCTTACAAGATGACGGGTGCGGGCTTCGTCCGCGGCTCGGACATCACGATCAACGTGGACGACCCGATCTCTGCGGACGTGACCATCCGCGTGACTGGTCCCCTCGAAATCGTGGCCGCCTAATGGCGGATCGCCTGCGTGCAGAGGTGCCCTTCCCCGCTGCGGGGGAGGGCATCGCCCTCAAGTTCAGCAACTCGGGTTGTGCTGAGCTTCAGAAGCGGTTCGGTGCGGAGTGGTTCACGGCTGCTCACACGCGCCTGAACACCTTCGATCCCGACTTCATCAAGGCCTGCATTGAGATTGGTGCGACCAAGGGCGGCAAGCCCGCCAAGGTCGAGTTCGACGCGATCGACATCCCGATGATGCAGATTGCCGAGACGGTTCTGGACGCCCTCTACGTCTGCGTCCACGGCATGACTTTCAGCGAGTACCTGATCGAACTCGGTAAGCGAGCGGAGGCGCTTGAAGCCTCCGGAAACCCTACGAACGTGTCGAGCCCGGAGAATACCTCGCTCAGTTGAGGCGACGGGCTTTCAGGCTCGGCATGAAGCCCGCCGAGTTCTGGGACGAGGACTTGACGCCTTATGAGACCAACCTCTGGATCTTGGAGTCATCCAAGCAGGGGGTGATCATGGCGTGGAATTTCGCGGCCCTGAACCGCGCCGGCAAGACCAACCAGTTCCCGAAATCTCCACTTAAGCTGATTGGCGAAGACAAGAAGCTCAAGAGAATTTCGGATCAAGAATCCATAGCCAACGTGAAGCGCTTCTTTGAGGCGCAGCAAAAGCGGAAGAAGAAGTAATGGCCGTCGAAGTTGGTAGCCTTTTCGCTAGTCTGACGCTGGATCAGTCCGGCTTCAATCGCGGCTTCGCTCAGGCTGAGCGCACCGCTGATCGATCGCTGAACAGAATCCAGCGTCAGGCCGGCCTTACTTCTCGGTCGGTTGAGGGAGTGAACCGCTCCTTCAGCCAACCGATCCGCCCCTACAGCCTGATCGCGGTGTCGCGTGCCTTCGACAACACCGCCGACCGAGCCAACCTTCTCCGCGGCTCGCTCATTGCCACGTCCGCTGTGTTCGGCGGCTTCGCGGCGGCCCTGACCTCCAATGTCATCTTGAGGTATGCCGACACCTACACGCAGTTGAACAACCAGTTGCGTGTGGTTTCGGAGTCCTCGGCAGATCTCAAAGCACAGTTCCAGTTGCTGGAAGACGTTGCCAGCCGCAGCCGCGCTGGGCTCAAAGAGACCGCGATCCTCTATAGCCGTCTCTCCAAGGCCGCTCCCGACCTCGACCCGACCACGGCTCTTCGCTACACCGAGACCATCCAGAAGGCCTTGCAGCTTGGCGGTGCAACTGCACAGGAAGCGGCATCTGCTGCCATCCAGTTCTCGCAGGCCATCGCGTCGAACAGGCTGGGTGGTGAAGAACTTCGTGCCATTCTCGAAACCCCGCTTGGTGGCGCACTTGCCAAGGGACTCGGCGTCTCAATCGGCAGGTTCCGCGAACTCAGCATTCAGGGGAAGCTGACCGCAGATGTCGTGCTGGGCGCTCTCGAAAACATCGGCACCAGTGTTGACGAGCAGTTCTCCAAGTCTGTGCAGACGCTGGATCAGGCCATTACGCTGGCCGACAACCGGTTCATCGCCTACATCGGATCGGTCGATGAAGCCTATGGCGTCACCCGCCTGCTGGGGCAGGGGGCCGTGGCATTTGCCAACAACCTAGAAAACATTGGCAACGTGTTGCACTACGTCGTTCCCCTTATCAGTGGTTTGTTTGCAGCCAAATTCTTGGGCAACATCGGCCGCGGCTTCAGCGACTCCTTCGGTGATGCGATCAAGTCCATGCAGCGCGTCGAAGGCGCTGCTGAGCGGGCTGGATCCGGCATCACTGGCGCTTGGCGCGACATTAGGCAGCGCACGGCGGCCGAAGTCACAGGTACGCGCGAAGAAATCCGGAACTATGCCAAGAGGCTGGACGAGGCCCGTGTCGCGCAGGCCACGCTGAACCAGACAATTGCCACGTCACCGAAGAGTGCATTTGCTGACAAGAGCATCAACAATGCTTTGAAGCGCGATAAGGATGAACTTTTCCGGCTCGACACCCGGCAGCTTGAGCTAAGAGACAGGATCTCTGAGTCCTACCAGAAGCTTGCGACGGTGACTGGCGGTGTCAGTCCTGCAATACTGAAGGCAACGAATGCGATTGCCGACGCTGAGTCAAAGGTCAATGTGTTGCTGGCTGAGCAGAAGCAGCTTCGCGCCGCTCAGCTTGCGAACCAGAAGCGTCAGGTGAATGCTGCGGTCGGCACCTTGCAGCGCCCGGGCCCCACCAAGCAGGCGCTCGCGGAAGTTCGCGAGGCGGCTAAGGAAGAAAAGCGCATTCAGCGCGACATTGCCGCTGCCCAGAAAGATGCAGCGGCTGCCCGCGAAGCACTGTCCAAGCGTCTGGTCGGTCTGTCTGCGGCTGAAGCGGCCGCGGCTCGCGCCGCGTCTGCGGAGCGTATCACTGCGCTCACGCGCATCAACCAATTGACGGCTGAGGCTGCAAATCTGGAGCAGAAGCGTGCCGGCTTACAGGCCACAATCGGTCAAAATGCAGTCAGGCGCGATCAGCAAGTACAGGCCAACATTGCCCGGCAGACCAAAGAAGCTGAGTCCGCGATCATTGGGTATTCCCGTGCTCTTGACGCCGCCAACGCGCGGCAGGCTTTGGCTGCCCGCTCGGCCACATTGCTTGCAAGGTCCATTTCCTTTGCAAGCGGTGCGTTCTCCAGCCTGTTCGGTTTCCTTGGTGGGCCGTGGGGCGTTGCGCTGACTGCGGCCACAATTGGTTTTACGGTCTACGCGGCTAAAAGCGCAGCAGCCGCACAGAGCGCCGCGAACGCTCAGGAAATCATTTCCCAGCGTCTTAACAAGATTGCGGATAGCAGTGACGCTGCCGGTGAGGCTCTTGAAAGGCTAAAGCAGAAAGCAAAACTCGACGGGCTCAAGAAGGAACTTGAGGATGTCGGAACTGCATTTGACGAGATCGCCAACGAGATTCAGCGCCGTGCTGACCGTATAGACATCAATTTGGAAAAGGGCGGTGTAAGCAACGACTCTCCGTTCGGCTCGTTGTTGGACAAGTCGTTGCCGGCTCTCCGCAACGGCCTGACAGATGTCAATAAGCTGATCGGACAGATCCGAGATCTTGGCAGGATCAACGCGGTCGATCCCCAAGAGGTCGAGGAGGTGGTGCTTCTGGTCAAGGCCATTGAGGAGTCTTCTCTGGCCCTAAAGGACATCAAGAAGGACACCGATCAGGCCGAAGCCAGTTTTGGCAAGTTCGCCAGCACATTTTCGATGATGGCGAGTGCCATGCAGAAGGAGAACGATCTTCGCAGGGCGGTTGACGAGCAGGCATACACGATGCTTGTGGACAAGATTGCCGACAACGAAAAGAAAATCGCTGACGAAATGACCGCCGCGCTGAAGTCGAGGGATGCAAAGATTTCTAGCGCGCTTAACGATTACATAAAAAATCAAGCTCGCATGATTTCAACGCTGGACGGCATCAGGGCTGCGGCTGACGAGCCTCTTCCGAGTTCATTTGAGGATGATCGGTTCAAGTCGTCTGGCTGGAAAGATTCGTTCCGCTCAAACGTCAGATTTGTTCCGGGGCAGCAGCCACTTGAGACCGCCATGGTCGGAGATGAGTTGAACAAGCTCAACGAACTCATCAAGAAAATTCGTGAGGTCGGTCGCACCTATGGTGGTGCACGCCAATTGATACAAGATGGCGGGCCTCTGCTTAATGAGCAAGCCTTTGGTACAAACAGGGACGCCGATTCCGCCCGAAGGGTGATTGAACAAGTGCGCTTGGAGGCGCAGGCTCTTTCCGAAGGCCTCAACAGTGGCAAGCTTGGTGCGATCGAAGTCACCAACCGGTTGGAGGAACTTCGCTCAACCTTGATTGGATCGGGGGTCGAGGAAAACGTGGCGACACAGATTGTCTCTGACATTCAAGACGCCATCGTTGCAATCCCGAAGCTTGAGGCTCAGTACCAGTCCCTCGTTGGTCAGGTCCGCGCATTTGAGGGGGCAAACAGCACCTTCACCTCCCCCGGCGGGGCGAAGTTTATCAAGGTGCCATCCCCACAGCAGATTACAAACATTCCGGCACTCTCAT